TCAGTTGGTCCAAAGCAACGTTAACTTGATCCATGGTAGTACCTTTTGTCGAGGTATTAGCCAGAATCGTTTGAATTGAGTTTATCTTCGTTTCGTATTCCTGTAAACCCATCTTTACTGGATCTACAATTAAAGCGTCTGTTATTTTCTTGCCTGCAGCTATAGCGGCATTTGTTATATTCTGAATGATGGTGAAAGCAATAGCACCTAACGCATTGAACTTACTAGATATAGCTTCGACACCAGACGCAAGACTTTCTAAACCACCAATACCACCAGCTAAAGATAAACCTGATAACCCTCTAACGGCCCCTTCGAAATTTAATCCTTTTTTAAGGTTATCAATAGATCTTAAACTGGTTCCAACTCCACTTTCAAACTGCTTATTGTCGAACCCTAGTTCTACTATTCTCTTATCAACTGATGAACTCATCGGCTTTTAACCTCCTTCCATATTCTATCAGCCAAACCATCAAATATTGGGGCCATCGCGGGATTAATATAGTCTCTACCTTCAACGACTGTTCCATTTTTTGTAGCATGACCGTATTGTACTAATATAGCAACAGGAACTCCATCTACAAGGTTTGAGTTTGTCCATATAATTTTAAAACCTGAAGGAGTAAAAACTTTCTCAAATTCCCAGGAGTTAGAAGTTAATCCGCTATCTCGTGGTGTTACCTGATTTAAAGCGTTAACACCTTCTGCTCCGTAACTGTCAAGTAGAGAATTAAATTTCACATTTTGAGATAGGGAGAGAAACTTTTCTATATTAGCGAAAGAACCTTTTAGTCTTACTGATATCAAAGTAACCTCCTATCTATCCGCTAGTATTAAGTTTTTCTTTTCGAGCAGCGTTGATTGCGGCATTTCGTTCTAACACTGCTTTCTTATTAACCTTTTTCTTTGGCTGATTCTTCAGATTGCAAACGTTTATTAGCGCTAGCAATTTATTGAGATGCCATTTCTGACACTCGAATGGAACATTTAAAGTTATCATCCAATAATAAATAATTTCGGACGTTATAATATCATTGTTAATCTTGTGCTTTTCTTTCACGAATGTGGTCGCTGTCATGGGTTCTTCTATATACTTGGCTATCGCATCGAAGTTCTCGGATGTTAAACCTAAATATGTTTGTGGATCTACATTTTGAGTAATTGTCATAGCCTTAATGTAGTCCATCGACTCTTCTTTAGTTCTGTCCTTACTTGTAAGAAATGGTTTTAACCACTTAGATTCCCATTTCGATAAAGAGACGAGAGAATGCTCCAATTGCAGTTCTTGGTCTTTTGTATTCGAGAACTCATTAATTCTTTCATCGTAAAGTTCTAAACCCTTAACCATAATTTTTAGCATTCTCTCATCTCCACTCTTTTCAATTTTAATTAACCAGCTGCAGGCGGCGTATTGACTTGAGGAACAATCGCGTTAATAAACGCGGCAGCTGCTTTTGCATCTGTTGCTAATTCCATAAATAAGATGCTGTATGCTTCGGTCTCAGAGAAACCTTTTGAGATCTCAGGACCCTTGACGAATCTCTTACCGTCGGCACTCTTTTCGCCATAAGCTTTTAGAATGATCGATTTGAAAATATCAACAATCTTAGCTCCATCTTGTTCGGCGACGACTTTTTCAATTGTATTAACTAATCCCCCAGTTGCTGACAGTTCCATCTCGGCAACTTCGGCTTGTGTGAGATTAAAGTTGAAAGTCTCTTCTCGTTGAACATCGTTGTAGTCTGTATACTTAATAACCTTTTTTAACATGGTGTGACTCCTTCACAAAAATATGGAATGAGCCCTTCTAATCTAAGAAGGGCTCATTATCATTCAGTAGTACTTAAATTATCCAGCAGCCATCAATGTGATAACTTCATCTGGAAGGGGAAGACGGGCAGCGGTACCAGGTGTACCGGAAACGCCATACAAGATCACTTCAAGAGCAGCCAACGCCGTAGGATCGGCAACTGTTGAGTCGATCGTTAAGGACGCGGTGGGCTTGAAATTCTCAACAGGTACGGGAGTGGTTGTTACGTCCCAACTGAATGCAATTGCTTCTGGTGATTCGTTGATGCTATTGAAGGCTTTTTCCGAAGGAGCAGCCATAGCACCATAGATCAGATGCAATTTGTAGCCATGATCCTGGCCATCGACATCGTTGCCGATGATAGTGCGATATGCCAAACCGAAAGCTTTGCGAGCCTGTTGGCCAATCTGAACACCAACCTCTGGGGCGGCAGAACCATCACAAACACCGAATTCTTTGGGATATGTGAAGGCTTCAATTGTCGCACCGAATTCTTCGGCTGAGATCAGATTCAGATATTTAATATTATCCGCATATTGAGGATTCGCCTCAGCGCCGGAAGGGCTTTCTGTAATCGAGGTTAAACCATTCCATGCATAGCCAGCGGGATAAGTGCCAAGGGCACCCATAGGATAAAGAACGCCGCGGTCAATACCGGTTTCGTAGAGCTTTTCGCCTGTAGCGTCCCATACAATTTTATTCGCCATTATAAGATCTCCTTATTTAATAAGTTAGTTTGAATACAGTGTGATTTAGATTATCAAACGTAAAATTCACATCAAATATGCACATTGGCATTGCCTTTAACTTATCCGGAATATCACTATCCGGGTTTGGATCTATAACTGTCAGTGTGTATTGATCGTTGTGAATATATGGATTGTTACTTGCAAACTTTGTCGATATTTTACTTCTGCGATAAACTATGCAGGGGTAGGACATGACAAAAGTTTGTGGAGGCTGAAAATGAACTTTGTTGGTTCCTAACAGAGACTCTAAAAGAGCTTGTAACTCAAGGCGTTGGCCCATTGTATACACCTCCCAAACTTAATATTAGTCGGGGCCTTTGATTTTCAATATTATTAACTTTCCAAAGGACACCCGACCATTTTACATACCGCATAGCGGAGAAGTTAGTATAGGCAAAGTCGTCTGCTAAAATGGATATTCGGTTACTAACCGTTAGGTTGTCGTTGAGTTGTTTTCCTTCGACCCACTGCTTAGTATCTCGTAAGACGTCACCGAAATAAGTACGTTCGACAATCGTATTCTTAGAAATACCATTGATGGTCTCAACGCCTGTAGAATACCCTACTACGCCACTAAACTTTGTCATACTTCCTCCTGGTAATATTATCCAGCGTCGGTCAGTTGCTCAATGATCAAAGCAGACTTCGGCTTGACAAGTGCACCAGACAGACGTGATTCCATCAGGTACTTGTATTGGTTATAATCGATGTCGAAATCGTCAAACAGACCGATCTCACCACCCTTATCGGCACCAAATACATAGTCACGAGGATTCACGATGATGCCTTTGAGAGCATAGGTAAGAGGAATAACATCGGTTGTTTCACGAGTGACGCCATTCATAACTTCAACTTCAACGATCTTCGAAACGCGAAGAGCGGACTCAAGCTCGGCCTGAGTTGAATACAAACGACGTTGAACACCATCTTTCAAGAGCAACATATCCGTGAGGAATGAAGCAGTTGTGAAGAGGATTGGATTGCCAGAACCCTTATAGTTCTCGCGAGCGCGAATCATGGCTTCGATGATACCAGCGGTATCAACAGTGTCCGCCAAGGACACGCGATGAGCATACATATCGTTATCTTTCCAGATTGGACGAATGTTTGTTTCGTTGATCTTGTCTGCGTCACCAACTTCGCGACCATCAGAGATCAAGGCAGCACGGGCGATTTCCTCGTCGAGCATAACACGCATTTCACTCTTCAACCAAGCAACGACATTGAAGTCGGTGATATCAACGATATCATCGCGATCAAGTTTCTGTTTCTTGTAGATGGTTGTCGGAGTGGTGATGCGCTGGAGCAAGGTGATAACTTCTTCTTTCTTCAAAGTAGCTTTGACGTAGCCCAAAGCGCGAGCTGCATCCGCAGTGATATCAGCATGAACAGTCTTGATGCGGCTAAACGGACGATGCTGTGAAGCATTCATGAACACGCCAACCCAACTCGTATCGCGCTGAATGAAATCCGGTTCAGCATTCAATGTCTGAGCATCAGGGAAGAGCAGACCAATGTTCTCAATACCATAGTCAACGGTGTGAGCCAGAAACTCTTTCTTAAGCGAGCTTGAACCGCCGTCACGTGCAGCCTGCATGATCTCGTTCAAAGCATCATGTGACAAAGTCTTGCCTTCGCCTTCTTGTGTTTCGGAATCAAAAAGATTTTTCTTCATATTCGTATCGTCTCCATCTGATTGTTGCATCGCACCACCGGTGCCTTCGCCCAACGCTTCAGCGATCATAGCGTACACGACGGTTTTTTGTTCTTCGTTAAGCGTGTTGAATACATCGCCTACCGTTTTATCAGCATTATCTGCCTGTGCCATTGAATCTCCTTCTTTTTCTTCGGATGCGGCCTTCATATCTGAAGAGGAATCCGGAGTTTCTTCGTGAGCAATTTCGCTCAACACTAAAGATTGATCGGTATAGATAAGCGCTTCATCATCTGAACGATCGGATGATCCATCACCATGAGAAAAGCTAAGGTTCTCTATTACCGCGCCTGGATTGGCCCCTGAGAGAACAAGACTTACCTCTCGAATACGACCACCGTGGACAATTGACGACTTCTCTACCAATTGATTTGCATAGATGGACATGGCTGTAATATCACCATGCTCAACGAGCGTCTTGGCATTTTTTCCACTTGGTGAATCGTTAAATACACCATAGGCATAAACGCCATCGGCTCGATTTTCAAGTATGGCATGACCTAAAATGTTCTCAGGTTCATTGTGTAAATGCTGCCACACGAGGGGAACTCGGGTACCGTCATTTTCCTTAAAGGCATCTTTACGAATAGTTCTTCCGTCAGTGCATTTAAGATCATTCTTGGTAGCCCATCCACTAAAATCAAATTTCTTATCACTCATTTGGGGCTCCTCTTGATTGAACTCGAATCCTTAGGCTTTACGTCTTTGGATACGGGGCCGTTATTTGTCTCGGGAGTTACCGAGGCATTTAAGTTCTTATTACTTAACTGATTAGCGATTGCTTCTTTACTAGGTCTCAAACCAACAGCCGCGCGAATCTCATTGGGGACAACTATAGCATTTCTGCTAAATTTATCGGACAACTCAGCTAAATCTTTCGTAGTAACTAATTTGAAAGGATCTCTGAATGGAAGAATAGATTGTCCTTGAGCTTGTGCTGTTAAAGTTAGAAACTTTCTTTTCAATTCGTCAGCAATAGCGGAGCATATAGGCTCGACAGTTCTGTTAAAATAATTCAACATCGTCGCTTCGTCAGCCGTTCCATCAAATATCGTCTCGGTTAGACCTAACTGGCTGTGAAGCATTCTCGTTAGAAACTCGATTTGACCCATTAGATTGTTTTCGACTGGGCGATTCAATTGCGTTATTTTCTCAAGACCGTCGGTATAAGCAATACCATGCTGTGAATTTGTAAGTTGGTCTTCGATATCTTTACGTCGGGCATCAGCTTGCAAACGCTTAGCTTCCGATTTAATAAGATATGGAAGTTGAATTATTAAATCCAATTTACCAGAACCACTTTGCTCATCGATAGCGTCTAACAAATTTAACTTTCGAATAAGACGTTTCAGTGTCGAGTTTGGTTCATTCATAACCGCGTATAGTGGATTCTCTATGATCGCGACTTTAGACTTGGGTAAAACAATTTCAACTCTATCACCTTTTCGATCATTGTAAACACTAACCCTTACATGACGAGGAAACCATTCTAATACCTTTCCGGTTCGTAATGTCAAGATATCGAATGACCCGGACTTCAATGGATTTATTGAGGTATCTACAGGAACTAAAGCTACCGAACCATCGTCAAACATAGACATTACTACATCTTGTATAAATGCTCTATTAGTTTGGTCGATATTCGCTTCAACAGTTAGACATCGATTAAGACCTGATCCTATAGACTCAACAAATGAGTTATTCTCGTCGACTCGGCAATGCTGAATTTTTATAGCCGCCACGTCCATAGCACATCGATTGTAAATAGCAGCAACTATAGATTTGTCGTTGCCACCACTAAACCGAGTACGATGATTAGAACGACTTGAACTTATTCCTATGTCTGGTCGAAAGGTATTAACTGTTGGATCCCTATTTATAAAGGCATTCCATGCAGATTGGAATCTTCCAAATATACCAGTATCTGCCATCTATTCACCTCCTTTAATAATTTCATTCAAATGCTTCTTTGTTAACTTTGTAGGAAATATAGGCATCCATCATAGCTGATACCGGATCGATCTTTTGATCGTAACGTTTTTTTAAAAGTTTTCGGTTACCGTTTGTATCCTCTAAAGTTATACAGTTACCCATAGCGAACGACATAAGGTCTTCGTCGAATATAAGCATGTGTTCTTCTGACAAAGTCTTAAGTTCACCTAAAGGAACAGATTCAGTCTTTGATCCTTGAGGAACTTTT